CGCGTCAACCGCAGCGACCTGTGCTACGAGCTGCTGAAGACCAACGGCGACGTCAGGTCGCGTATCGAGTTCCGCTCCGCTGACCATCCAGAGAGCCTGCGCGGAGAAGGCGTGCATAACGCCATCGTCGACGAAGCCGCCTTTTGGAAGTACGACTCGTTCGTGTCGGTCATGACGACGCTGACCAAGACGCGCGGCGACCTGCGCATTATCTCGACGCCAAAAGGGAAGAACTGGTTCTTCACCGAATGGGCCAAGGGCTGGTATCCCGACCAGAAGAAGAAGAACCCTGAGTACTCGTCACACCAGTTGGCGACCTCGTCGAATCCCACGGTGCCGCGCGAGTCGCTCGCCGAGTTTCAGAAGAACATGCCGGCCGATGTGTATCGGCAAGAGATTCTGGCAGAGTTCCTCGACGACGCCGCTGGCGTGTTCAAGAACATCAAGGCCTGCCAGACCGGAGAACTTCGACTCAAGCCTCTGAAGGACGCGCGCTACATCGTCGCGATCGACTGGGCGAAGAAAGAAGACTACACGGTGTTCCTGGTGATGGATCGAGACACGAAAGCGGTCGTCGCCATCTACCGACACAACGAGATCGACTGGAACCTCAACATCGACCGCGCCATTCGCGTCGCGAAGGAATGGAACCACGCCGTCGTCATCATGGACTCGACAGGGCTAGGAGATGTGCCGTTTGACGCCATGGGTGCGGTCTACCCCCATGTGCACGGTTACACCATCGGCAACAACGCCGCGAAGGTTGCACTCATTCAGAAGCTGCAGCTGGCGTTCGAGCGACAAGAGATGGTGTTGCCTCCTCCAAGCGCCTCTGAAGAGGCCGGCGTGCTCGAGCATGAACTCAGCATGTATGCCTACACGATGTCGAGCACGGGTAAGTTGATCTTCTCTGCTCCTGAAGGCTACCACGACGACACCGTCATTGCCTTGGCGCTCGCCAACTGGCAAGCCTCAGAAGACCCCATCATCTATCGCTTCTCGCAGCACCGAGGCGTCTAGGATTCATGGATTCAGCACAGATTACGCTCCTCGTGACGCCAAACGCGACGGTCTCGGCGCATGACGTTGAGCGTGCAGAGATCGATCGACTGCGCACGACGTGTGGATCCTACGACGCGAACATCGACCACTGGCACTTTCTGCTGAAGTCGTATGAGGGTGGGCCGAGCTACGTGAGCGCCGAGACGCTGTTCTCGCATCAGCGCGAAGTCGCCGAAGACTACGCCGATCGCATGAAGCGCGCTCACTACACCAACCTCGTCGCGCCCATCGTGACGTTCGTCAGCGAGTTCATCTTCAAGGAAACGATCGAACGTCAGCCTGACGCCGATCTCCAGGACGACTACCACGCCTTCGAGAAGAACGTCGATGGCTCAGGGAAGAACCTGGACGAGTTCATGGAGACGGTCGCCAACGAGTTGCGCCTGTTCGGCAATCTCTACGTGGCCTTTGACAAGCAGGCGCCGCCGTCAGACATCGACGTGACGAAGCTGAGCAAGTTCGAGTCTGAGCAGCACGGGCTCAACAGGGCGTATCCGTTCCTGGTGCGTCCGATGGAAGTCCTCGACTGGGTCTACGACAGGTTTGGCGGACTGGTCTACATCAAGCGCTGCGAGAAGTTCGACCGCTTCGAAGGCATCGGACACGTCACGCCGATTGAACGCTACTACGAATGGACAGCGTCGACCGTCAGGATCACCGACATCGATGTGTCAGACCCGACGAAGCCGAAGCTCTCGCCGTCAGCGGAAGCCAGCGGACAGGACGAAGTCAACAAGTTCTCCTGCGTGCCGTTCATTCCCGCGTTCACCGAGAAGTCGATCAGTGACTCGTCTATTGGTTTGAGTGCAGTTCGCGACATCGCCTATGGGAATAGGCATGTGTTCAACCTAACGTCACTGTTAGACGAGTTTTTGTTCAGGCAAGCATTTAACATTCTGGCCATGGAGAACGACTCGAGCCTGCCGACGAAAGACAGGAACGAAGGCACGTTCGGCACGAGCAACGTGCTGGGGTTCTCGCGCAACGCTGCGCACAAGCCGTTCTACTTGTCTCCGCCGGTGGATCCCGCCGAGTTCATGCAGAGCGAGCGCAACGTCGCGATCAATGAGATGTTCCGCCAGGCCTCGCAGGACGTGGCGTCTGAAATCTACGCCGTCAGCAATCGCTCAGGCGATGCCGCCAAGCAGGCCTTCGGTCGCACCGCGCCGACCATTACGCGACTCGCCGATACCCTGCAGGCGCTCGAGACGCGCATGGCGCAGATGTGGGCCAGGTTGACGAGGAAGGCCGAGTGGACAGGCAAGATCGGCTACCGCAAGGACTACTCGATTTCGAGCCTGCTCGATCTGCTCGTCCAGTTGAACATGATCCTCCAGAACGTGCGCGTGCAGTCGCCCACGTTCATCCGCGAACAGATGAAGCGCGTCGTGCGAGAAGTCGACGGCCGTCTGACGCAGGACATGAAGAAGAAGATCTACGCCGAGATTGACGCCATTGAGGACGACGACCTCATTGAGCTGTATGCAAAAGGCGGAGACATTCAGTCGCAGGAAGGCGTGGCATCCGCCGGGCAGCTCATACAAGGCGAGATGCAGGACAGCCTCGACAGCGACGCCAAGATTGGTGCGGCGACTGGTTCGAAGGCCGCGACCAAGGAAGCCCTGGCTGACAAGAACAAGCGCGCGACGGCACGAGCGGAGGCACGGAAGACCCGCTTGTACGACGACGGCGAGGACTAGTCAGACAGACACCGCCACCGTGTCGGTCACACGGGTTCATGACTCATCATGAGGAAGCACGGAATCATGCCAGACGAACACGCTGCGGACCCAAACACCGATCCTAACGCAGGGGACACCAAGGGCAAGGGCAAGGTGACGTTCGACGCGTTGCAGCAGGCCAAGGTCAACGAGCTGATCAACGATGCCTTCGGGCGCGGATTCTCGAGGGCGACTGGCGAGCTGAACGACAAGTTCGAACACACCACGAACACGTTGACGGCACAGATCGAGGAGTTGCGCAAGGCGACGGACGCCAAGCCGGCCCCGAAGGTCGAAGAGAAGAAGGTCGACGACAAAGTCACGGACAGCGAGACCGAAGCGAAGTTGAAGTTGCTTCAGGCGCAGCTGGACGAACTGAAGTCGAAGAACGGCACGCTCGCCGAGAACAACGGCAAGCTGCTGGGCGACCTCGAGGCGGAGCGCAAGCACCAGGAGAAGGCGTCCATCAAGGACGAGTTCTACCGGGCGGCATCCGACCTCAACTTCCTCAGCGTCGCCGACGTGTTCAAGCTGGTCGAAGACGACGTGCAGTTCGACAAGGCGTCTGGCCGCACCGTCGTGATGAATCAGGCGAAGGGCGTGCCGCTGCTGAACGGTGACGCTGAGCCTGTCTCGCTCGCCGAGCATCTGAAGTCGTTCGCCGCCGACCGCCCCTGGATGGTTCGCGCTGACAGCGCTGGCGGACATGGTTCCGCTGAAACCCGCAAGACCGACACCACGAAGAAATCGGCGCTCGCAAACGTCGACACCCTCCCGCCCGCCGAGTTCGAAGCTCTGCGCGGGCAAGTCATGGCCGGTAAGCGCATCGAGTAGTCGAGCGCGCCTAACCGCGCCTCCGCCTTGAACGACCAGGAGAATACCCGTGCCCACGATGCTTACTACTACAGGCACTCTGAGTGCCGAGCTGCGCAGCTACTACGACCGCAATCTGCTGTCGCGCCTGCTTCCCAACCTCGTCTACGCCCCGTACGGCCAGGCGAAGCCCATGCCGGCCAACGAGGGGCAGTCGGTGCAGTTCCGTCGCTTCTCGAGCCTGTCGCTCGCGACCACGCCGCTGTCGGAAGGTGTGACGCCTGTTGGCAACTCGCTGACCGTCACGCCCGTGACGGCGACGCCGGTCCAGTACGGCGACTTCGTCGAGCTGTCGGACATGCTCGACTTCACGGCGCCTGACCCGATCCTCACGGAGACCGGTGGGTTGCTCGGCGAGCAGGCCGCTGCCGTCGTCGACACGATCGTGCGCGACGAGTTGGTGGCCGGCACGTCGGTGCAGTATGCCGGCGCGGCCAGCGTCAGCCGCATCACGGTCGGCGTGGCCGACTTGATGAACTGGACGGAAGCGCGCAAGGTCGTGCGCACCTTGACCGAGAACAAGGTCAAGAAGATGACGGAGATCGTCAATCCGTCGACGGGCGTCGGCAGCGTGCCGGTGAACGCGGCGTACGTCGCGATCGTCGGTGCGCGCACGCACTACGACCTCAAGAACGACGCCAAGTGGGTGCCGGTTGAGCAGTATGCGTCCAACGCCGGCATGCTGCTCCCGCACGAGATCGGCGCGATGGACGACATTCGCTTCGTCCTGACCGACAACCCCAAGGTCTTCACCGGACTCGGCGAAAGCAGCATCGACGTGCACTGCACGCTCGTGATGGGGCGCGATGCCTTCGGCGTCATCATGCCGCAGGGCGTGCGGAACATCGTCAAGCCGTTCGGCAGCGGCCAGGATCCCCTGGATCAGCGCGCGACGACCGGCTGGAAGGCGCTCTTCTGCGCCAAGATCCTGCAGCAGCTTGCGCTCGTCCGGATCGAACATGCCGTGAGTGCCTAATCACTCACGCACCATCCGCCTGGCGGTGGCTAGCGTCGCCGCCAGGCGTTCTCTTCTTCAACCCCACAGAGACCCATGGCAAAGAACGAATCGACCGGCAACGCTGAGCCTGAACTCAAGGTCAGCAAGGACTTCACCGAAGCGGACGCGATCAAGTCGATCGCGACAACCAAGCAGCTGTTGGCCGCTGCGCCGCAGTGCAAGATTCACTTGCCGAAGGCGCAGGGGAAAGCCCCGAACTACGAGACCGTGCAGGTCAATGGCTACAACCTGCAGATCATGCGCGGTGTCGAGGTCGTGGTGCCCGTGCCGGTGCGAGACATCATGCGCGAAGCTGGCCTCATCTAATCTGCCGAGAACGGTTGGTACATGGCACTGACCACGGACATTGCCGGGGAATTCTCAGACAGCTACGTCACGATTGCTGAAGCGAACCAGTACTTTGCCTCGCACTGGAGCACCGCAAAAGAATCGGCGTGGTCGAGTCTGTCTGTCGCGCAGCGAGAGCGCGTGTTGAAGTTCGCAGCCAACATCATCGATACCTTGCGTATCCATGATGTGGACTACGGATCAGGCCCGCTCCCTCCGGCGCTCCGAGCAGACGGCGCCCTGAGCTATTCGGTGCATCGATTGGACATGGTGCAACGACTGGGATTTCCCCGCAACGTGGACGTGGACTCGACCGGTACCGCCTACATCCCGACAGAAGTCAAGGACGCGCAGTGCGAGCAGGCCGTCTTTCTACTGACGGCTGACGAAACCGCGATGTCAAACTACCTGTCTGGCATCGCTGAGGAAGCCGTCTCTGCTGGCCCGGTGCGTGTCTATACGCGGTATGCCGATGGCGCATCAGCGTCGATGATTGCCCCGATGACGATGGAGCTGCTTCGTCCCTTTGTGCGGCCGACGCGCCGTATGAAGCGCGGATAACGTGGCAAGCGGCGCAGCGATTCAGGCGAAGGTAGCGAGCGTCATGGCGCGTTTGAACGCGACGGGACGCACGGTGTCGTTGCGTGAAGTGACGACCACGGGCGGGAATGCCCGCCTCGGCGTCGGTGGCGTCACGACCGTGTCCGACACCGTCATGGTGCCGACGCCGGTCGTTGAAGTGCTCGACGCCGCGCAGGTCGCCAACAGCGGAGGGATCCTGAGCATCGGCGATTACCGCATCACGATTGCCGGCAGCGCGGTCGAAGACGAGTTCGTCTTGCGCAATCGCCAAATCGTCTACGGCGACGAGGTGCTGCAAGTGCGCGGCGTGACGCCGAGCGTAATCTTCGGCGTCGTTGCGGCCTACCAGGTCATCGCGCGTGCCATCACGCCGGGATCGGCGGTCGCATGAACTCGCTCGTCGACACGCTGATTGAATACCTGCACACGGAACTCGCAGGCGCCTTGCCCGTGCATTACACGCGCTTCTCGTCTGTGGACGAGAACACGAACCAGCACCAGGTCAACGCCGTGAACGTCTCGCTGCTTGGCGGGGAACGCGACGGCTCGATCGAAGCGGGTCTCATGAGTCTCGACATTCTCGCGAGCGATGAGCGCGAAGGGCTCGCGTGGTGCACGCACGTGTCTGACATCTTGCGCTCGACGCGGTTCGTTCCCGAGTACGACTACAGCACCACGATCCCGACGGCGCTTGGTCGCTGCATCTACTGGGCCACTGACGACATTGACTTTACCGTCGCGGGGAATGCCCAGCACTACGTGCACTTCAGCTTGACCCTCCCCGTGACGCACGCTCGCATCTGACGAGCGCCCGCCTGTGCATGCGCTGACCCTCGGCGCGTGCCTCTCACCTCCTCATCAGTCTTCGCACACGGTGCGAACGGCGATGGAGTCACCGCAACATGGCATCCAACAAGATCACCAAGCAGGAACCCCTTGCGGGTTCGACTATCAAGGCCGTCATCGCGCAGCGCGCGTACATCGCGGCCGACGCGTTGCAGCTGTATCGCACCGGCACCTACGAGCCGGTGAAGCTGAACGGCGTCGATCCCAGCGGCATGGCCGGCACCTGGTACGACCTCGGCATCGTGGCCGGCTCGATCGTCAACGTGACCTACAACAAGGAAGTCGCGTTCATCGAGACCGGTCTCGAGAAGGTGCGGCGCGGCGCCTACCTCAAGGGCAAGACGGCCTCGGCCGAGTTCACCCTC